GTATAAAGTATATATATGGGTCTATTGTCTGCTTTGGGTATAACCAAAAAAACTGAATCTGTCCAAGCACAATACGCCCCTGCCATTATGGACACAGCTTATGGCTATGGTTCATTTACAACTGGTGTCGGTAATTTCCCTGGTGGATTAGATAGAAATTTTGCTATGCAAGTACCAACAGTAAGCCGTTGCAGAAATCTTATAGCTGGTGTAATTTCATACCTGCCATTAAAACTTTACAAAAAGTCTAATGGTGAGGAGTTGGGGAACCCTCTTTGGCTAGATCAACCAGACTATCGGCAACCAAGATCCGTCACGATAAGTTGGACTGTCGATAGTTTGATTTTCTATAATTGCGCTTACTGGCGTATTACGGAATTGTATGCAGACGATTTGCGACCATCAAGATTCGAATGGATCGCCAATAATCGAGTTACATTTACCACTAATAAATTTGGCACAGAAGTAGAAGAATACTTTGTAGATGGCGTAAGAGCCCCTATGACTGGTATTGGAAGTCTTATCACTTTTCAAGGATTAACTGGTGGTGGAGTTTTACAAACCGCTGCACGAACAATTCAAAGCGCATTAGATTTAGAAAAAGCAGCAGCCATATCTGCACAAACTCCAATGCCATCTGGTTACATTAAAAACACTGGCGCAGATTTACCAGAGCAGCAAGTATCAGGATTATTAGCACAATGGAAGCAAAGCCGCCAAAACAGATCTACAGCATATTTAACTTCTACTTTATCTTATGAAACTACAGGATTTTCACCAAAGGAAATGGCTTACGTAGAAAGCATCCAATACAGTTCGACACAGGTCGCCAGGGCGATGAACGTACCACCATTTATGGTGAGCAGTGATATGAACAATAGTATGACCTATCAAAACATATTAGATTCTAGGAAAGAGTATGTCTCTTACACTTTGCAACCTTACATTTGTGCAATAGAAGACCGACTATCTATGGATGATATTACCCCACGTGGTCACGTAGTTAAGTTTGCTATTGAAGAATCATTTCTGAGAGCTGACACAATTAAGCGTTTAGAAGCAATAGAAAAAATGTTAAGTCTTGGCTTAATCGATGTGGAGCAAGCTAAAGAAATGGAACAAATGACCCCTAACGGAAATGAGGACACTGATGTTACTTACGTTCAGTAGCCATATAGAAAGCGCAGATGGCGAGCGCAGAGTAATCGCTGGCAAGATTGTGCCATTTGAAGAAGTGGGCAATACCTCAGTAGGCAAAGTAGTTTTTGCTAAAGGATCAATCGAGATAGGTGACCCAGGCAAGGTTAAGATGCTTATGCAGCACAGCCCAGAGCGCCCTATCGGCAGGATGCAAAAATTTAATCAGGCAGAGGATGGCATTTACGCATCATTCAAGATCAGTGCATCAATGCAAGGTCAAGATGCCCTAATCCTTGCAGGCGAGCAGTTGATCGATGGTTTGTCGGTCGGTGTAGACGTTAATAAATCTGTACAGAAAAAAGATTATTTATATGTAACTAGCGCAACTTTAAAAGAAGTTAGCCTAGTCGAATCACCTGCATTTAGTGCAGCGCAAGTAACTAAAGTTGCTGCTAGCGAAAGCGAAGCAGAGACACCAATCGAAACTAAAGAAAGCGAGGCTCCTGTGGAAGATTTAGCAACAGCGCCACAAGAAGCAAAGGCAGAGGCTGCTACTCCTACAGTAGAAGCCGCACGCCCAGTAATTACAGCACCACTTATCCAAACTTCTGTACGTTCACCAATCAATTCAATGGGATCATATACAGAGCACAAAATTAAAGCTGCATTAGGTAACGATGATTCTAAACTGTATATTGCTGCAGCCGATGATTCATTTTCAACTAACCCAGCATTCAACCCAACACAGTACCTAAGCGAGTTTGTAACTAACACACGTTTTGGCACACCAGCAATCGATGCTTGTTCACAAGGCACACTGCCAGCATCAGGTATGACAATTAACGTACCATCTTTGGTAACTTCTTCAGGTGGCGGAACGGGTGTAGCACCAGTTGTAACTGTTGAGGCAGAGGCTGGAGCAGTACAAAACACAGGTATGGAAACTGCTTATTTAACAGGTACAGTTTCAAAATACTCAGGTATGAATACACTCTCAGTAGAATTATTAGAGCGTTCAGACCCTAACTTCTATGCAGAACTTACCAAGCAATTAGAGTATGCATATTTGAAGACAATCGACACCACAGTATTAACTGCACTTCTTGCAGCTGGTATGAATGGTACAAGTACAACTGCTGATCTAGATGGTATTGTAGATTTTGCAAGCGAAGGCGCTCAAACCATTTATTCAAACACTGGTTACTTTGCACAGAACTACATCGCTAACCCAGCACAATGGGGTGCGTTGATCGGAGCTCAGGACACCACTAAGAGACCAGTATTTAATGCGTTACAACCAATGAACGCAGCTGGACAAGTTAATCCAACATCTATCCGTGGTAACGTGCTAGGACTTGATCTATACGTAGACAAGAACTTCTCAGCTACTACATTTGATGATGATTCAGCAGTTATTCTTGCACCAGAGGCATTTACTGTATATCGCTCACCTCAGGCATTTATGTCTGTAAACGTAGTATCAAATCTACAAGTACAGGTGGCAATTTACGGGTACATGGCAACAATCGCCAAGATGCCTAACGGAATTATCAAGTACAAGAAGACCTGATAAAACCCAATAAATAATAAGTAATCCCTCAGGGTTTAGTAGCCCTAGCCCTGGGGGAGTTTTTTAGAGAGGAATACAATGGCAGCCACTTACGTAACCAAAGCCGAGTTACGCACCAATCTTGGTATTGGCACTCTCTATACTGATGCCGTTGTGGAAGAAGTCTGCCAATCGGCTCAGGATTTACTTAATCAGTATTTATGGTTTAACGATGCGCCCGTAGTGGCGGCAGGATTACAAGACAATATCGCTACTTTAGTATTAGCAAACCCTGGCATATTTGTAAAAGGTCAGACTATAAGCGTAGAAGGATGCGGCAATATCTATGGTGGCCCGCACGTAATCACTGGCACAATACCTGGGTCAAATATCCCAGTCTCAATATCTACAGGATTTTACAATTATTTTAATAATTTTAATTGGCCTAATGGCTACTCATTTATTCAGTTTGCAAAAGTAAACGCTAACGATCCATTCCACAGAATTCTGCCCTATGGTAAAGCTGTAGGCCCAGATAAAAAAGAAGATGATTACTCTGCGGTACCCGCAATCAGAGAAGCAGCGATGATAATTGCTGTTGATATCTGGCAAGCAAGACAAGTTAGCCAGACAGGCGGGGTCGGTATGGATGGGATATCTGCAAGTCCTTATAGACTCGGGTTCCAACTCGTAAATAGGGTCAGAGGTCTCATCCAGCCGTACGCTAGCCCTGCAACATTGGTCGGCTAATGGCAGCAATTTCCACCCTACGTGGCACCCTAGCAACCGCCCTCACAAACAATGGCGTATGGTCAACCTTTGCATTCCCACCTGCAACTTTGTTAGCCAATAGCGTAGTTGTCACCCCTAGCGATCCTTATATCGTGCCAAGCAATAACAGCCAAACAAGCATCGCACCCCTGGCTAATTTTAAGATTTTAATAACTACCCCTGCATTCGACAATCAAGGCAACCTATTAGGCATAGAGAATTTTATTGTGGCAGTAGCAACCAAACTAGCGGCATCTACCCTGGTTTACAACATATCAAGTGTCTCCGCTCCAGCTATAACTAACGCAGCTAGTGGAGATTTATTAACATCGGAAATAACAGTATCAATACTAACGAGCTGGAGTTAAAAATGAGCACACACGAAGAAGACTTAGCCTTCTTGAAAAAGACAGGCCAAATTAAAGACGCACCAAAACCAACTGCACAAACTAAGAAAGATGAGGAATAAGTATGGCAATTTATTTAAACAATAACGTAGGTGTTAAGTTGGCTACCAATGCTGCGCCTACAACACCATCAATCGATATCAGCTCATACGTCACCAACGCTGTTATCAATCAGATTGTAGATGAACTAGAAGTAACCGCTATGGGCGATACTTCACACAAGTTTGTTGCAGGCCTACAATCTGGAACCTTCTCAATCGACTTTATCAATGACTGGGCAGCATCTCAGGTAAATGAGACACTGAGCGCAGCCTTTGGCAAGACTCTAGCAGTATCAGTAATTACTGTTAAAGGCACTGCCGTATCAGCTACAAACCCAACCTACCAATTCTCAATTTTGGTCAATAACTTAACCCCAATAGGCCAAGGCGGCGTTTCAGAAATTGCCACGTCAAGTCTGTCCTTTACTGTAAACTCCGCAATAACAGTGTCACCATCGGTGGCGTTCTAACTAAGGAGTAATAATGGCAAAGCTAAAGATAACAAGGGCTAATGGTGAAGTATCAGAGCATAAGATCACGCCAGGTGTCGAGTACGCTTTCGAGTTAAAGTACGGATCAGGTATTAGCAAAGTCTTGCGTGAACACGAAAGGCAGACCGAAATCTTTTGGTTAGCTTATGAATGTTTACGCAGGGCTGGCGCTCAGATCCCTATATTTGGAGTTGAGTTTATAGACAGTTTAGATACTGTCGAGGTGTTAGACGAAGAAAAAAAATAACTGAGCGGTCTTCAATCCTTTACAGTATTGCTCAACTGAGCGTAGAGACTGGGATACCGCCTAGAGAGTTTATTGATATGGATAGCGAAATGTATGCAGCGATGATACAGGTGCTAACCGACAGAGCTAAGGAGATCCGAAATGCCAGCAGAGGTCGTAGGCGTTAAAGATGTCCTAAAAGGTTTAAGTTTTATCGATGAGGATATGCGTGAGCGCATAAGGGCTGCTATTGATCCGTTGATGCGTAACGTAGCAACAAAGGCTAAAGGTTTTGTATTAAATAACGATCAAATGCTATCGGGTTGGGTAAAACCTTTGTCCTCAGAAGTTTCATACAGACCATTCCCAAAGTATGATGCAGGAGTAGCCAGAGCTGGTATTGGTTATAACCCAGGTCAAAACAAAACTTTACAAAATGGTTTTAAGGTTAGCCAATATGTTTACAATGTAAGCCGACCAGGATCAATTTATGAAACAGCAGGCCGATTAAACCCACAGGGTAGAGCACCATTTGAAATGATAACATCGCAAGGCGCTAGCGGCACATACACTAAACGATCTGCTAAGAGCAGAGCATTTGAAGAATTTAAATCTAATAACCCATTTGCTAGCCAGCAATTTATAGCTGCACTAGAGCCAGTAACTTCTCAGCCAAAAATTAAAGATGTTAGAAGTGGTGGGCGCAAGACAAAGGGCCGCTTAGTCTATAAGGCATGGGCGCAAGATAGCACTAAGGTTTATGAAGCAATCTTGAAGGCTATTGATAAATCAGCCACAGAATTTAACCGCATCACAGAAATTAAGAAGGCAGCGTAATGGCCAATATATTTGTAGCGGCTACGGCCACTTGGAATGGCAAAGCCCTTAAAAAAGCAAAGCAAGAGGTAGACGTATTTAGCAAACAAATTAAAGGCTTAGCACGCACCTTTGGTGTTGCCTTCAGCGCTGCCGCCATAGTAAGTTTTAGCAAGAAGGCAGTTAAAGCATTTACCGAGGATGAGGCAGCCGCTAAAAGACTTGCCCTTCAACTAGAGAATACTGGCAACGCATTTAGAGTAGATGAAGTTGAAGGCTACATAAAGAGCCTAGAGAAAACTAACGCAATACTTACAGACCTTAGAGCCCCATTTCAAACATTACTTAACCTAACTGGATCTGTTGCTTTAGCTCAACGTTCATTAGAGTCAGCATTAGATATAAGTGCTGGCACTGGCGAAAATCTAAACACAGTTGTATCTGCTATCTCTAGCGGCATTAGAGGTCAAACCAAAGCAATTAAAAACCTAAACACAGGTATTGATGCAAACATAATTGCTAGTGGCGATATGAACAAAATCATGGAAGCCTTAGACAAGCGCTTCAGTGGTCAGGCAGCAGCCAGATTAGATACCTATGCTGGCAAAATGGATGTATTAAAAAAGGGTGCAGACGAAGCAACTAAAGCTATTGGTGAGGGCATAGTTGGTGCGCTTACCGCCCTTAGTGAAGATAACAGTATTGAAAATGCCACACTTGCTATGGAAAACTATGGCGTAAGTATTGGCAACGCCATTACTGGTGCAGGTCTGTTGGTCGCAGAATTAAAAAAGGTACCAGGATCAAGACAAGTAACTGATGTTTTGTTTGGCACAAACATATTTTCTATGTTGGCTAAACTAGCTGAGATAGATCAGAAAGAAAATGCAAAAGACGATCCAGCCCTAAATAAAGCCAACATGAGAGAAAACCGCCTCAACCTTAAATTTAATAAAGAGGTCGTAAAATATAACAAGATATTGGCAGACCAATTAAAGAAAAAGACAGAAGTAGACAAACTAGCCGAGAAGTTTGACCTAGAGCGCATAGGATTGACAAAGGCGCTTAATGAAACTACCGATGCTGAGACTAAGTTACGTATCCAGGCTAAGTTAGCAATCCTAGATAACAACGAGGCTTTAGCCAAGAAGATTAACGCCGAGTTAGAGGCTGCAAAAAAAGCTGCAGAGTTAGCCAATGCCTTTACAAGTGCAAGTCAGATGTTGCTAGCACAAACCATGAAATTACAAACTGCTATGGACAGCGCACTTAATTCTATTTTAGCAAAGATCGCCACAGCAGGGTTTAAGCCACCAGAGTCACTTACTAGAAGCTTACCTTTAGTAGATCAATTAAGAGTAGAAAAGGCTGTCGAGGCTAACAAGGCGCTCAACCTAAGCAACCCAGCATTTGTAGCCAGCATGGCCTCAGAGCGCCAAGCGGTTAGTGCTATTAGCGGTGGTGGCAATCAATTCAGCCTATCCTTTGACACAACATTTACAGGCGATAGGTTCACCCAGTTAATTGCCGAGAGCCTACAGTTATCAGAGAAGACAGGTTATAGCACCTCACCAGCAGGATCTCTAAGCTAATGACAGTCCCTACAGTAAATGCCGTTATTAACTTTAGCACTGGGCCTAGTTTTGCTCAGGCTGCTATATTTGGATCGGCTGTATTTGATACTAATGTCTTTGCAGACTCAGCAGCTGTAATCGTAGATGTCTCTAGTCAGATCAATAGGATTGAGACTAACCGAGGCCGTACTGCCCTGAGCGATCAATTCCAGACAGGCTCACTAACCTTACGCATAGTAGATCAAAATGGCGACTTTAATCCACAAAACACAGCATCACCATACTTTAACCTTTTAACACCTATGAAGAAGGTGCAGATTACCGCTACCGATAACAGCATTATTTACCCTATCTTCTCAGGCTTTATTACAAGCTACGTTACTACCTATCCTAAAGAGTCCGAGGATGTAACCTACACAACCATACAAGCTGTAGATGCTTTCAGATTAGCCCAGTTGGCCCAGATCAGCACAGTCGCAGGCGCTAGCAGTGGCGATCTATCAGGCTTACGTGTTAATGAGATATTAGATGAAATTAGCTGGCCTGCCACAATGCGAGATATAGACACAGGTCTCACTACATTACAGGCAGATCCTGGCACTAACCGCACAGCGCTAGGGGCTTTGTTCACAGTAGCAGAATCAGAGTATGGCGCAATCTATGTCGATGCTAGCGGCTCATTTGTTTTCCAAGATCGCAACGTCACAGTCAGCTCTATTGGCGCAACCCCAACACTCTTTGCAGATGATGGCACAGGCATAGAGTATGCAGATGCAGCCTGGGTTCTTAACGATACCCTTGTATTTAACAAAGCCACAATTACAAGGCTAGGTGGCTCAGCACAGGTGGCTACCAATCAACCCAGCATAGATAAATACTTTTTGCATAGTTACTTCTTAGATGAATTGTTAATGCAGACAGATGCAGTCGCCCTAGATTATGCCAGGGCTTATGTGGCTAGCAGAGCTGAGACCAGTATTAGATGCGATGCGATAGTCCTAGACCTATACACCCCTAACTACAACGCTGGAGTAATAGCAGCCCTAGACCTAGACTTCTTTGACCCGATCACAATTATTACCACCCAGCCTGGTGGATCTACTATAGAAAAGACCTTACAGATTTTTGGGGTGAGAATGAGTATTACCCCGAATAGTTGGAGAACCACCTTTACAACGCTTGAACCTGTCATAGATGGGTTTATAATAGGCAACATAGATTATGGTGTCTTAGGGCAAAATGTCTTATCTTACTAAGGAGTAACAATGCCATCAGGTTTACCAGCCGTAACAGGCGATGTCTTAACAGCAACTAACTACAATTCTTTAGTTGCCTTCACAGTAGGCGCTGCACAAACAGCCGATTACACAGCTGTACTAGCAGATGCTTACCAAGTATTAGAGGTTATGAATAAGGCTACTGCTATTGCCTTTAAGATCCCAACAGATGCCTCAGTAGCATTTCCAGTAGGCACAGCACTTACAGTATTAAATATAGGTGTTGGAGTATGCACAATTAGCGCAGTGACACCAGGTACTACTACAGTGCTTAGCGCAGGTGCAGTTGCAGCATCGCCAACCCTTGCACAATATAAAACAGCTGTGTGCATTAAGACTGGTGCTAACGCATGGTATGTGGTAGGCGGAATTGCTTAATACAATCCTCGGCGCTTTTTCTAGCGGGGTAGCGGCTTCTACCAGTTCATATGAATCTATTGCTAGTGCTACTGGCACAGGTTCAAGCGGCACAATTACTTTTAGTTCAATACCTGCTACCTATAAACATTTACAAATTAGGCTTTTAGCCCGAAGTACTCAAACTGGAGTTAGTAATATATCAGCGTTAATACAATGTAATGGCGATACTGGAAGCAATTATGCTAGGCACACTTTAAGCGGTGATGGCGCTAGTGCAACAGCATCTGGAACAAGTAGCACTTCGCTTATGACTTTATTTAGAATTACTGCTGCGAGTGCTGCCGCAAATATAATGGGTGTCGGAATAGTTGATATTCAAGATTATGAATCTACAACTAAATACAAAACATTAAGAAGTATATCTGGTCAAGATGAAAATGGTGTAGGAAGTATTCGCCTTCAAAGTGGTTTATGGCAGAGTACATCTGCAATAAACTCTTTGAGTATTTATTTAGCATCAGACAGTTTTACAACTTCAACTGTTGTAGCCCTTTACGGAATCAAAGGATAATATGGCAACCACATACGAGAAAATTGCAACAACTACTTTGGGTAGTGCGGCTGCAACAATAGACTTTACATCTATTGCTGGAACTTATACGGATTTAAGAATAGTTGCATCTCTAAAAGGTGCTGGAACTGGATATACAGATTCAGTTAGTAGAATTGCTTTTAACTCAGATTTAGGTGGCACTACTTATTCCTATACTTGGCTCAGAGGTGATGGTAGTTCTGCTAGTTCAGGTAGAAGTACAAATAGCCCATATTGCAGAGGTTATCAAAGTGGTAGCCAAGCAGGCAATCAACCATCATTTTATATTGCTGATATATTTTCTTATGCAGGTTCTACAAACAAAACTGTTTTAGTTGAGGCATCTGCCGACTTAAATGGTTCAGGATATGTTTATCGTATGGTTAATTTGTGGCGTAATACTGCCGCAATTACTTCCATATCTTTATCATCTCCTAACGGAGATAATCTAGTTGCAGGTTCAACCGCCACCCTCTACGGAATACTGAAAGCCTAAAATGCCAGCCACATATACTTTAATTAGTTCAAATGTTTTAACATCAAGTGCGGCATCTGTTACCTTCTCGGCAATACCTGCTACGTATACGGATTTGGTAGTGAGGGCAGCCGCTAGAAGCGATTTTGCTAACACTATTGAATTAATGGAAATAACAATTAATGGCAACACAAGCAGCCTTTACTCAATGACTGGCGTGTATGGTGAAGGATCTTCTGCAATATCAGACAGAGATTCAGGCACATCATTAAACTTTGACCCAATAGATGCTGCCAATAATACCGCTAATACATTTGGTAATTATGAACTTTATATTCCTTCTTACTTAGCATCACAAAATAAACCAGTTGGAACTTTTGCTGTGTATGAACAAAATGGTGCAAGCAATAACCGAGTACAGGCGAACGCAGGTTTATTTAGATCTACCGCCGCAATAACATCTTTAGAATTTGCGCCTAGATATGGCACTAATTTTGTATCAGGCTCATCATTTTATCTATACGGAATATCCAACGCTTAACAAAGGAGAAATACAATGGCAGATACACCTACAAAGGTCATAGTGGATTGCAGTACAGGCATTACTGAGGTGCTACCACTAACAGCGCAAGAGATTGCAGATATGGAAACTGCAAGAGTAGCGGCTGAGGATCAACGTGCAGCAGCAGAGGCAGAGGCAGCAGTGAAGGCGCAGGCTAAGGCTGAGCTATTAGACAAACTTGGCATTACTGCCGAGGAAGCTGCTTTACTTTTAAGTTAATGAAACCGAAACTATGTGCAGCTGGTGTGCAGTTAAGAGATCAAGTTGATACATGGTTTCCAGATCGCAGCCGTAAAAGTCCAGAAGGATGGTTGGGTGATAGCCGTCATTCCACCAGAAAATCCAGTCATAATCCAGACGAAAATGGGTGGGTCAGAGCGATTGATCTTAATACTTTGTTTGAGTCTACCGACAGCCTTGCACCTTATCTGGCTGACCAGATCAGAGTCGCAGGCAAATCGGATCCACGTCTACTTTACGTCATCTACAATGGGCGTATCTGCTCAAAGATATTGAATTGGAAATGGCGCAAGTACAAGGGCATTAACCCTCACAAGCGCCACATACATATCAGCTTTACAAAGTTAGGCGACCTAGATGGAAGCCCATTTGATATACCACTAATAGGGGGCAAGATATGAAAATCAGTAAGAAGCAAAAGAACGTACTAAAGTCTTATGCACGTGGAGTTTTAGTATCATTCTTAACATTTTTAGCAAGTAATGAATTGGGCTTTGATCCTGCTATAGCTGTAGTTTTGTCAGCACTTGCAGGCCCAGCGGTTAGGGCTTTAGATAAATCCGATGTAATCGGTACTAGTGAGAAGTGAGTCCAGGGGAATGGGCTGGCTTTGGCGCTGGCGTTATAAGCGTGCTATCAGCCGTGCTAATAGGATTACGTTTTCTAGTTAAAGGCTGGCTCAATGAGTTGCGCCCTAATGGTGGTGCAAGTATTAAAGATCAGATCACTAGATTAGAACAGCGTGTTGATGATCTATTTATCTTAATCAGTAAGCGATAATTAAAACTATGGCAACTACTCGCAAGCGTAGAAAGATAAATAGGCGTAAGGTGCGCAAGTCACCTGACCCATTATCTAAGCTAGAGGTCTTTTATATTGCCAAGCACGAGATGTATAAAGCTGCACGCAAGGCAGGCTTTAGTGAGTCTGTTGCGTTGTATCTAATGGATAGCCCAGAGTCTATGCCCGATTGGGTAGTAGGCGATAAGGGAATTATCCCAGTTATTCCAACTCCTAGTGAGGATGACGATTAAGCGTTGGCTAGTAATATCCGACCTACAGGTGCCTTATCATCATGAGGTAGCTGTAAAGAATGTAATCAAGTTAGCGAGGCGTGAGAAGTTTGATTCTGTACTGGTGGTCGGGGATGAGATTGACTTTCAATCAATTAGCAAGTGGAGTGAAGGCACACCTTTGGCTCATTCAGAGGACTTACACGCAGATCGTGAACTGTGTAAGCAGATTCTTTGGGATATCGGTGAGTACAGCCCACAAATGCACATTATTCGCAGCAACCATACTGATCGTTTATATAACACTTTATTAAAAGTACCTGGCTTAATCAATCTGCCTGAGTTGCAGTACCCAGCCTTTATGTCATTCGCCGAAATGGGCATGACCTATCATCGCAAAGCATACGAGTTTCACCCTGACTGGGTTTTGTGCCATGGGGATGAAGGCAACATGAGCCAACACGCTGGGATCACAGCTCTTAACCTGGCTAAAAAGTTTGGTAAATCAGTTATTGCAGGCCATAGCCATAGGCTAGGCATGAGTGCCTATTCAGAGGGCATAAACGGCCATTACAGGGCCTTATATGGGGTTGAGGTAGGAAACCTTATGGATCGTAGAAAAGCCTCTTATATCCGCTATGGAAGCGCAAATTGGCAGGGTGGGTTTGCTATACTAGAAGCCACGGGCAAGACCCTGACACCGACCCTGGTGCCAGTTAATAAGGATGGCTCATTTACAGCATTAGGCAGACACTATGGGGCTTAATACAGAGTACGTCGAGCGCACCATCGACGATCACATCGACGACTTCGACGATATTAACGTTATCTAATCGTTATAATAAAACAGCTTTAAACTATCCACAAAGTCGTACACAGGTGCAACACTATGCCTGTGCCACAAAGTATGTGTGCATAGATGGGGCTACAAAATGACACTTGAACTAGCAGTGTATTTATTTATTGGTTTAAGCATGGCGTATTGGTTATTGCTGATGCGTATGGATGATATGAAACAAACACATTACTGGCGAGGCCGTAAAGATGGCTGGGATATGCACCGCCGTATGATTCAAAACAAGGCAAAGTCAGATGAGGTATTTGACTATGACAAAAACTGAGAAGCTACTAGCTGATGTTGTCGATATGGTGCATACAAGGGGAGCGGTCTATGGTCACCCTTACACAAACCACAAAAGGATCAGTGACCTCTGGTCGGCATATCTCGACCATCCAATTACACCTAGTCAAGTCGCATTATGTATGGCGCTCGTTAAGGTGTCTAGGCTTAGTGAGTCACCAAATCACAGCGACTCAATCATCGACTCTATTGCTTACCTTTCGATATATCAGACAGTCCTCGAAGCAGAGACTGATATCAACTACACATGGGGGCAAGACTAATGGCATTTAACCTAGACGATTACACCACAGTACAAGAAAGATCAAACATATTTTGGGAAAGGTATAAAAATGGAGCGGTCAGAACACGAATTATCTCGGATTCAGACACTACAATCGTTTTTCTATGTGAATTATTTAGGGACTCAGCTGATGAAAAACCATTTGCAACGGGTCACGCCAAGGAGGTTATTTCCGATAGGGGTGTCAATAGAGATTTTGCGTTGGAAAATTGCGAGACTTCGTCTAGAGGCACTGCTTTTAAGGCGGCTAATATCGGTACTGAAAAGAATGGACCTAGTAGAGAAGAAATGGCTAGAGTTGTAAAGACTCAAACTACATACTCACCACCAGGATCTAGGGCAAGAGCTGTAGAAAATGCGTTGCGTGAGTCTTTTGCAGAGGATAAAAAAGAGCCAACAGTATGGTCAGTAGGTGATGTGGTTGAAGCAATACCTATGCCACCTAAGGCGCAAGAGTGTAAACATGGCATGATGATACTTAAAGAAGGTATCGCCAAAACGGGTAGATCCTTTTATGGCTATGTATGCAGTGCTGCAAAGCCTGACCAATGTGATGCTAGATGGCACAAACTAACAGCTGCTGGATCATGGTTTTGGGATGGAGGTGAATGATGGGGTATTTAGAGATCGTAGATGGCTCAGGTTATCAAGCACGTTTCGAAGATGACAAGATAACCATAGAGCCAACAACCGACAAATGTATGAGCTGTAATGATGACAGACTTTTACATGATGGTAAGTATTTGGTATGTACTCAGTGCCACTGTAGGCAATAAGGATATTACCATAATGCACCCACGTTTCAAATGTAATGGCTGCAAGCGTGATACTGAATTCTTATGGCTTACTGAGATTGATACGCCAGAAGGATTTAAGGCTTATCAGTGCATGGATTGTGGTTGCGTAGGTGTTAAAAATGTAGTAGAGGCTTTGCATATACCAGACTCGGATATATGCAGATGTGACAAGTGTGGTGGGTGGAAGTTTGAAGCCGTGGTCTGCCACACTTGCCAACTGATTGGGGCGAAGTAATGCCGACTTATGAATACAGCTGTAATGATTGTGGCACCTATGGTTCTACACATAGATCCTTTGATGATGATGTGCCAGTTATGCAATGTCCGAAATGTCAAATAACTATGGCTAGGATTTACTCAGCACCTGGGCTTATATTTAAAGGTGGTGGCTGGGGTGGGAAAAAATAAAAATGTTTACAAATTTCACGCTTGATTTGACAAGCCATGCTAGGCTCTAGTGTAGCAGTGGCTCACAAAGCCACAA